ACTTTTTTATTTATAAGTTGTATCAAATCTTTATCTGAACTTAGAATTGTTTTTTCTTCTTGTGGTGTAATTTGACAATAGTACGCTATTCCGTCATCAGCCTCACAGTACTTAAATTGGCATTGTCTTATAAATAATTCTTCTAGGTATTCGGATATTCGATTCTTTTGTTCCATCATCGATTGGAATTTTTCATTGTCCATCCTTTTCTTCCTATTTTCTTTGTAAGCTGGATATATTTCTTTCCTAAAGTGGTTACCTTTTGGGCCGTCCCAAAAAACAACAACTTTATCATAGTTTTTAAGTAGTAAGTGTTTCTGTAATGTGGTTATAAAATGATAAACAGCACCTAAATGTTTATCTTTGTTGTAAACATTCTTTACACCGTGAAAACCAATTTGCAATATACAATTGCCATCAACAACTAAAGTCTTCTTCATTTATCATATTTATAGGGTTAAAAATTCGTTTTAAAATAATTCTCCAGTATCTTCTACAGCTAAATTATAGTCCCCTTCAGAACCTATAAGTTTACCCCAATACTCAGAGTTTTCTGTTTTGTAATCTAATACTGATTTCTTCTCTTCTGTTTGGTCTTTTCCTTTTAAAAACCCGTGTGGTGTTACCAATATTTTTCCATCTTCATAACCTAAACCATTAACATGATTCTTTAAGATAGATATTTTAGTTCTTGTAGCAAATTTAACTTTTCTTTTATCTTTAGTTGCTGTTATTTTACTTACTCCAGCATTTTTTTGATTTCCATATAGAAAAACTAATGTAGAGTTTAACCATAGTGATTCACCTCCTTTTGCTTTAATTTTAGGTTGACTAAAAGGATTGTCAGCTAACTCCACCCATGGTTGGTTAACGACCACTAAGGTGTTAGTGCGGTTAGCGGTATCTTTTCTACTTCCTGAAATTCTTTGGTTTATTCCCATACCAATTTTATCAGCTAAAGCAGCAGCGTTGTGCATTTTTCCACCTTTACCTTCAAAAGTCATTTTACATGGTACCGAACCAACTGAATCCCACATAAATAACAAATCATATTCTATCTCACCTTTTTCTTGTGCGTCCAATAACTCATTAATGTAGTCTGTAATTTGTTCTATATATTGGAAGTCGTTATTGAAGAGAAAAAATCCGTCCCATTCTACTTCACCTGTTTTTGTATCTACAGTACCTTCACAATCTAATCCCATCAATTTAGCGTGGTCAAAATCCCATTTTTGTTCAGTAATCATGAATACCGGTAAAATACCTTTTCTTTGTGCGTCTACAGCTGTTTTTACTAAAGCTGTAGTTTTACCTGTATCTGAATGACCTAAAAACATATTAATATGTCCCATAGCTGGTCCTGGAATGCCAGAGGCGTCTAGGAAAGCCTCACCTAAATCAAAAAACCTATCTTGTTTAAATGATGCTTTCTTAGAAAATTTCTCTTTTAAATCCTTAAAACTTTTCTTTTTTATCGACATAATACTATATTAAAATGGTAAATCTTCGTCCTGTGGTGTGTTTGCTTGTGGGTCTACTGGTTTAGAAATAACCGCATCCATTTCGATACTTGCTGTTTCACTATTACTATAAACATATTTCTTAAGATTGTTATCCCATTCTGGAACTTCTCCTTTGGATATAGCATCTAAATATTCTATAGGCTTTTGTGCGTACACGTCTTTCCAAACTTCCTCATTTCCTGTCCACTCCTTTAATTTGGATTCGTCAACACTTAACATTCCTGGGTCATCTGCCATAATCATACTAACTGATGTGTATGTTCCATTACCATTTGGTGTTGGTACCGCTTTTAGGATAAGACTAAGGTCTCTACCTTCAGTGACATTAGTCACATCACCTCTTTTCTGGAATAATGGAATTAATTTATCCATAATACCATCTCCTCTGAAGTTATGTTTGAATCTCCAGAATTTTACCCCGTCCTCTTCATTATTTCTATCGATAACTTTAACGATGTAGAATTTTCTAGAACGATATTGTCTTGATAAATCTCTATCTTGTTGATTACCGGTTAGTTTTAAAGCCTCCTCAACTTCACTTAAAGGACTTCTATCTCCTGAAGGACTACCATCAGAATTCTTACCTGGGTCATAAATTTTCATCCATTTTCCTTGTACTTGCATTTCATGAAACCACACTTCTGTAAATGGTGATGTCCCATCTGTACTAGGTAAAATTCTAATGTTTGCTTCACCATCAGATTGTCCTTTTGGTAAAAAAGCTGCGAAATACTTCTTTAACCTGTCTTCGTTACTAACGAATTTCTTTTTTTCTGAATCAGGTTTTGAATTTTTTTCATACTGATTCAATATTGCATCTAAACTACTCATACTTATTTTATTTTTTGATTAATAATTAATTTTATACATGTAATAGTACTATATATATTCAATTAAGTAAAGTACCTTACATGTTATTTCCTTCTAAATATACATAAAAATATAGCATAAAAAAAAGCGAATGTCGCTTTTTTTATTTATTATTTAATACTTTTTATTTATTAGGTTGGTTACCCAGTACTTTAATTTCTTCCTCAGCGTATTCTTCTTGTTCTTCAGTTGGGGCGTCAAAACTATTTTTTATGTCTGTTGTATCGTAGTCATCTACTTCATCTTGAGTTAACACATATTCTGCTTTTCCTTTTTTCTTACCACTTTCTCCAGTTTTTTGTTCCCAATAGTCTAATGGTTTCTGTGTGTATGGTCCACTTTCTAGTGAAATCATTTCTAATCTTTCTTCTTGGGTTGGGGGTGCGGACTGTTCTATTTTTTCACCTAACTCATCAATTGATTTAGTTATTGTATCTATTACGGTTAATTTAGATTCTAAATCGCCTAATTTAGTCATTAAGTCACCTATTTTGTCTGTTTGTTGGTCTAGTGTATCCTTTGCTTCTCCGGCTTTCTCCTCAGCTCCTTTTGCGATTGTAACAATATCAGTAACATCTACCTCAGTAGCGTCAGACCCTACTTCGTCACCTAAATCATCATCTTCTAACCCTAAATCATCATCTTCTAACCCTAAATCATCATCTCCCAATCCTAAATCATCATCACCCAATCCTAAATCATCATCACCTTCTAATTCCTCATCTGCAACTTCAATGGGTGCATCGTCCTCTAATTCCGGGTCATCTTGTTCACCGAATCTTGATGGTTGGTTTTTAACAAATCCACTACCACTACCGATTCCGCCTAACATCTGTTCTGATAAAGAATTAACATAACTCCCTATTTGATTAAATCTTTTTAATTCTTCTTGTAAAATGTCGTCTCTTTCCATTATCCCATTAGTAATGTACGGCCATCTTCTGTGACCATTCTTTTATTTACCTTCTCCACTAAACCATCTTTACTTCTTAAGGTATAGCATTCTCCTGTTTTCATATCACAAACTTCTTCCTCTTCCCCACCATTAGTACTTTCTACTTTCTTTGGTGATGGTTTGGTATTTCCTAGATAACCATCTAATGTATCTTCTAAATTATTTTCTGTGTTTTTCATAATAATGTTATTTAACTATAAATATACTCAATAATGTAAAATTACGAACCAGAATTGTAAGATGGTGCTGTTCCTGTGAAATCGTCGTTCAATAATGTTGGTTTTATAACTAAATTTAATTTTTTAGCTATCATATCACCTAATAGATTAGGTTGTAGGTATTCTATACCGTCATCTTGAGCAAAATTAAAGGTAACCCCTACACTATCAGAAGCAAACTTATGAAGGTCTGGATATACCACTTTTAAATAGCCATTTAATTTATCTTTAAGTTTTCCGTCTAATGCGTTCTGTACTTTAAAACAGGGGCACTTTTTATTGGCAAAATCATTATGTCCTTTTATAATTTGTTTATATGTTGCACCAGCTACCCCCTGAAGTGCATTGTCAACATATTGGGGCCATTCGATAGGTCCTTGGGGTCCTACTATTGCTAACCTTATTCCACCAGTGCTTAACGCTACTCGGAATATCCCTAACGTAAATAATTTAAAAATAATGAATCTTTCTAAAGATGAATTTTGTGCGGATGTTGATAGTTCTCCAGAGGTGGAACCATATGGTCTATCACTAGTGCAATTAGAAATAAGTGCTATACTTAATGTGTTATTATTTGCATCTAAGGTGTGTGCCCCTTGGTATCTGTCTGGTCTAGCTGTTAAAATTGTACCGGAACTATCTCTATTCACTAAATAATGAAATCCTATACCAGCAAAACCTAAATCTTTATGTGTGACATTTAAAGTTTCTACTGGATTATTACCTAATTCTACATTTCCTGTTGAGTGTAGGATTATCATAGTTATCTTACCTGACATTATTAAAGCTGGTGGGTTGGGTCCCGTATCTTTTTCTATTCCTTCTGGTCCAAATCCTCCAACTTGGACATTGGTTACCACCTTTCCTTTTACTCTTTCAATAAATGATTTATTAATTTTTGAAACAATATCTGTAATATTTGGTAAATCAAAGAATGGTGACCTAATACCAGTAAAAGTTGTTTCCATATTATTGGCGGAAATGTTGTGTTCCACATCAGTAATTAGATACGGTCCTGAAAACATAGGTACATATCGTAAATTAAAATACATTGTAGGTTGTATACATGCATTACCCATTGAAGTAATTTTTGCGGTGTATGACCTACTTCTATATATGTTAAATAAATTTAATCCTTGTGTTGAAATGGTTTTATCGTTGCTGGAGTCTGCCAATTGTTGTGTCAACCTAAATGATTCTGCTGTATTTCTAAATTCATTCTGGTCTAAGGTTACTCCTTTGAATATCCCTTGGTTTTCTACACCAAAATCTACATTAAAAGCTACGACCTTATTACATTTTTGTGGGTCTGAACAATTAGAGAATAAGGGATTGTCTGATGTTCTTCCTAATAAAAAAGAATCGGTATCGTATCGATATATGTCAGATTCTACACTCACGTGTTGTGATGGTTCTCCAACATACATACATAAGAATTTAGGTGAGGAATCTATATAATCTACTTCCATATGAGTACCAAATAATGCATTAGCTTCATCACTAGTGCTATATTTTGACACTTCTTCACCATTTATATTAGCAACACCATAAAAATTAATATAACTAGGTAAGGGTAAGAAATAAAAATTATTATCTCTTAATATTGTACCAATAAAACCTAATAATGTTGTATTTGCGTTCGAATCCATTCCTAACAATTTAAATGGTTCTACATCCATAATTGCCTGGTCTCCTATATCTCTATTTGCTCTATCAAAGAATAAAAAATCTTCAAATAGGGTTTTATTACCAAACTCTTCACCTGACACCCATTTATCATTTAAAGTTTTAAAAGTTTGGTATATTTCTAATTTTTGTTCCTCGGTTTTATATACTGGGTCTACATCGTCTATTTCTGCTCTAACTGGTACTTTATCAAATATTGTTTTACTTTGTACGAATATCTCATTTAAATGTACAGCTTGGGATTCGTCTAACCCACTAGTTAATTGTCTTATTTTTTCTTTAAATTGAGACACAAATCCTGTAGGTTCTGGGTATGGTGATACGGTATTTGTAAGTACCGCCGCACTAGATACTCGAGTAGACGATATTGGTTTTTGTTTTATTCTTTCCGTCACATACATTCTAATTACTTTTCTAAGTAACCTAATATTTGTTTGGGTGAAATCTACATCTAAAGAAATAAAGAAATCCGTTATTTCAGAACCTAGATTGTTGTAGTGTAGGGTTGGTAACTCTGGGTCGTCAAAGAATCCAACATGCAACTTTAAAGATTCCCACTCTGCTGGATAAGATGCTTGTGAGGTTGCGATAGTTATGTTTGGTGGTAAGTTATTTTGATATGCTCCGAAATTATAATACTCTTTTTCTCCACTTATAGTACGAAGTACTTTTAAATTAATATCGTTTTGATTGTAAAACTTAAAAGAAAGTTTTTTATTTAAAAAAGTTCTTAGGGTTGATGTAATCTTACTATTTTGAGCTTTAGCCATATTGACTCCGAAATCACTATTA